GGCTGATTTCGCCTCAACCTTCGCCGCTTTTCGCGAAGCCAATGACAGCCGCCTCGCGGCGCTGGAAGCAAAATCCACGGTCGACCCGCTGCTCACCGAGAAAGTGAATACCCTCAACGCCGCCTTGGAGGAACAAACGCGGCGTATGGAAAACCTAACGCTCGCGCAGGCGGCGCCGAGATTATCTACAGAAGCGAAATCCGAAGGCAATGCAGCTTGGGCCAGCTTTATCCGCACGGGCGAAACCTCGGCGCTCGAAGGCAAATCTCTCACCTCTACGGACGCAGATGGCAGCCTCATCGCGCCGATTGAGACGGAAAGCCGCATCGATACGGTGCTGGCTGAAACCTCACCCATGCGCCGTCTCGCGACCATTCGCACGATTGGGGCCAGCGTCTTTCGCAAACCCGTCAGCACATCCGGCGCGCAATCAGGCTGGGTCGGCGAAACCGACCCGCGCAATGAGACCGAAGCTCCGAATTTGGAACTACTCGATTTCCCGGCAGGCGAGCTTTACGCCATGCCCGCGGCGACGCAGGCTTTGCTGGATGATAGCGTGGCAGATGTCGATGCATGGCTGGCCGAAGAAGTCCGCGATGTTTTCTCGGCGCAGGAAACGGCGGCTTTCGTCAATGGCGACGGCGTAAATAAACCGCGCGGTTTTCTGACCTCGCCCGATTTGGGCGCACTGGATTTGGCCAGCTTCGAGACGGATGGGTTAATTGATTTAATCTACGCCCCAGAATCCCGCTACCGCTCAAACGGGAGTTTCGTCATGAACCGCCGCACGATTAATGCGGTGCGGAAATTCAAAGACGCAGATGGAAATTACATCTGGCAGCCGTCAGTCGCGGCAGGCACGCCGTCCACATTGCTTGGCTATCCGCTGGTCGAGATGGAAGACATGCCAGACATTGGCGGCGGGGAAGCTTGTGTGGCCTTCGGCGATTTCCGCCGCGGCTACCTCATTGCCGACCGCCAAGGCGTACGCGTGTTACGTGATCCCTATTCCGCTAAACCCTATGTGCTGTTCTACACAACGAAACGTGTCGGCGGCGGCGTGCAGGATGCAGACGCGATTAAGGTTCTGCGGGTGTCGTAGGCAATAGATGAAGTTGATTGACAAGGAACCGAACCGCTCTCGCGGTTCGGTGCTGGGGTTTTATTCTGCGTAGCCATTGTCTTTGAGCCAGTCATAGGCGTGATTAATGTCCTGCATATGTGCCTGAGCTTTATCTAACTCAGCGTCAGATAATTCGTTTTTTGCTAAGACATCCGGATGGTATTTCCAGGCCAATTTTCGATATGCGCTCTTGAGGTCTTTAGGGCTCGCATTTCTGTCTGACACCTCAAGAATATCAAACATTTTGTCCTTGTCAGACCTATAGTCTTCTGGAGGAGGAGGCGCTGTTCTTTCGGTTCTTGTTTGTGACCTACGGGATTGGCTGTATTCTTCGTAAGATGTTCTTGATTTTTTATAGGACGTGCCTGAACGCTTTCTTGTTTCTGCTTGGAACCTTTGAGCGAAATCATCGAAGGCATCTTGGTCGTCAAAGGTAAATGCTGTTTTGTGACGTTTTGCATATTTACGATAAGTTGGATCAAACTCATCCGAACCCAAATGTTTCTCCAATGCGGCGCCAAGATATTTTATAATTGGAGAGCCCGTTAAGTAACCTAATGGCGTGATAGCTATAAAATATGGCAAAACAGTTTGTAACGTTTTTCCAGTTGGGAGCTGATCTTCAGACATGAAGGATTGTATAAAAAATCCGACGAATATAGCGCTGAAAGTAATCAATAGGAAAATTTTGACTTCATACCAAACCCTCGCCGCTACACCAGCGATATAGGCTAGGCTTATAACGAGGCTAATCTTGAATATGTTATATAACACGTCCTCCATTTTATGGCGGGTAAAGCGATTTAATTAGAATATGATTAAACCCTAATGTGAGCCTCCTCAAACCAGAGGCTAGTCACTTGCATAATCCATAAATTCTGCCGAACCGTTTTCGCGGTTCGTGTCCTCACGCCTTTGGTCTCCAAGACTGAATAGTTTCGTCACCCGTCAGTGCCCTTCGCGAAACGCGAATTGCACGAGGCGGGTTTTTTTATGCCCTTTTTTCACCTTCCATCGGAGTCCCCATGACACTCACTGACCTGTCCCCGCCGCCCATTCTCGCCGTGTCACTGGACGCGGCGAAAACATTTCTACGGGTGGATCATCCGGATGAAGATGGTTTGATTGCGGATTTAATTGAGGCGGCAACGCGTCAGATTGAAGACCGCTGCGGCGTCTCTCTCATCACGCGCGCGCAGCGTATAATTAAATGCAATGCCGGCGCGGGAGTATATCTCAACCGCTATCCTATACTGTCGATTGAACAGGTGACGCATGAAGACGTGCCCCTTCCCATAGAGGCGAACCTACGCGCACGCCCCGTTTTGGTGCGCGCCGAACAAGCTGGCGACATTACCGTCGATTTCACAGCTGGCTTTGGCGAAGCGCCTGAAGATATTCCAACACCGCTGCGGCAAGGTCTCTTGCTCCTCCTCGCGCATTTATATGAGTTTCGAGGGGAACCGTCGCCGCCCGGATTTCCGATGATGGTGGATGCCCTCATTCAGCCGTATCGCGGGGTGCGGCTATGATTGGCAATATGCGCCACCGCGTCGGGCTCTATACGCCCGAAACAATCGCGGATGATTTAGGCGGCACCGTCACCAGCTGGACATTCGTCCGTGCGCTTTGGGCGAATATTCGCCCGAAAGCCCTAACGGAAACGCGCGAGAATGGGCGGCTCGCCGTCACCCAGAGCTATCTCGTCACCATTCGCTATCGCCCGTCATTTCCCGAACGCGCGCGCCTTGTCTGGCAGGGCCGCATCCTACGCGTCATCGCCGCGAGCGACCCCGACACGCGGGGCGAACGGCTGCATCTTATTTGTGAGGAGGAAAGCCAATGATTATGCCAATGATGATAAGCAAGCAGGCCGAAGGCTTGGCCAAATCCGTCCATGCCGTGCTGCGGGATAATTCTGCCGTGCGATATGCGCTTGGCGGAGCAAATGATGCGCCGCCGCGCCTTTATGACGCCGCGCCGGAAGATCCTGTCTATCCCTATCTGACCTATGGGTCGCTGCGCAGCGAGGATATTGGCGCAGATGATACACCGCTCGCTAACCACCAAATGACGCTGCATCTCTGGTCGCGTTATACTGGGCGGGCCGAGGTTCTCGGGCTCTTGAGCCAAGTCAGTCATGCCTTGCAAGCGCAAAGCCTCACGGCAGCAGCTGTCGGTCTATCTATCCGTAGTGCTACCGCGATTTATTCCGATGTGCTGCGCGCGCCTGACGGGCGCACCCAACATGGGCTGTTGCGCCTATCCTTTACCACCCAACCTATAGAGGGAGATGCCGCATGAGCGCGCAAAGAGGCGGCGATATGCTGCTGAAGATGAAAAATGATGAGGGCGCCTATGTGACCGTCGCAGGGCTGCGCACGAAAACGCTGCGCCTGAACGCACGGCCTGTGGACGTCACTGATACGGCCTCGCAGGGGTGGAAAGAGCTTTTGCCGGGGGCAGGGATGCGGACTGCCGAAATTTCGGGCACGGGCGTCTTTCGCGATGCAGGGTCTGATGCGCTCATCCGCAGCGCCTTTTTTGAACAATCCGCGCAGACCTGCCGATTCATCATCCCGAGCTTTGGAATGATTGATGGAAGCTTTCTCATCACGGGCTTGAATTATGCGGGGAGCTATAATGGCGAAGCGCAATTTGAGATTAGTCTCGCGAGTGCGGGCGTACCGGAATTTACCGCCCTATGAGCGGATATAGGCTTGGTGATCGCCATGTGGAGATTGCGGGTGTTTCGACGCGGCTTCGGCTGAGTGTCTCGGCTCTAGCGGAAATGGCGAATGAGCTAGGCGCGGAGTCGCCTGCGGATTTAGCCGCGCGATTGCGCCGCGCGACCACCGCAGATTGGAGCATCATCCTGCGGGCGATGGCGACGCCGCGCCCGAAAGAGGATTTAATTAAATCCGAATTTTCAGAGATTGTTCCTATCCTAGGTGCGGTGATGTCAGAGGGGTTAGCGCCGTGAGCAAGCCTCAAAATAAATGGCCGTTCGACCAGTGGCACCAGATCGCTATTCGGCGCTTTAATCTCAGCCCCTCCGAATTTTGGGCCATGCCTTTGCGCGATTGGCTTAGGCTGATGAACGGACTCAAACGCCCCGGAATTGACAGGGCTGCGCTCAACGGCCTTTTGAAAATTTATCCTGATGCAGGAGATAAAAATGAATGAAACGCAGCAAGCAGCTGACGCGCTGGACAGCTTTGCAAATGGCCCAGCCCGCGACGCCGCAGATGCACTCGCCGAAGCTTTTGAACAGGCTGGTGAGCGCATTGCAGGCTCTCTGGAACGGGCGGCGCAATCGGGTGAATTATCTTTTAATAATTTAGCGGAGTCTGTCTTGAGTGATCTCGCGCGGATTGCCGTAAATGAACTCATCACTGCTCCGCTTCAGGGCGCTGTCTCAGCTTTGACGTCATCTATCACAGGCAGCGCCTCGGCCAAATCTGCGCCCGTCACTGTAAATTTAAATCTCCCAACGACTAGCGGGAAAACCGCAGCGCCGCCTGCTAGCTCTGCGCAAATTGCCTCCCAAGTCGCGCAGGCTGTGAGCCGCGCCCAAAACAGAAATTAGCATAATAACTAGGACTAAACCTCATGAGTGATTTTCACGATGTGCGCTTTCCTCTGCACCTCGCTTTTGGAACGCGCGGTGGGCCTGCTCGGCCAACAGATATATTGCAACTCGCAAATGGAACAGAAACGCGTAATGCCAAAACGCGCCACTCCAGACGGCAATATAATGCCGTCGCAGGATTGAAGTCTAGCGCAGAAGCCATTGAATTACTTGAGTTTTATGAATCTCGAAATGGACCTTTACACGGGTTTCGATTTCGCGACCCCTTAGATAATGAGGCCGAAAGTAAGCTCGGACGCGGCACGGGCGGCATAAGAGTTTATGACTTAATTAAATCCTATGGCGACGCGCCCTATAGTTATGTCCGGCGAATAACCAAGCCCGTCGAAGGTTCGGTCAGAGCCTTCATTGATGATGTGGAAACATCTGTCTCCGTTGATTATCAACGCGGCATTATTCAATTTGAAACACCTCCATATTTAGGCGCGGTGATTACAGCCAGTTTCGACTTTGATGTACCGGTTCGCTTCGCCTCAGAGTCGCTTGATATTGTGCTGGATGATTTTGGGGCGGCCCAAATCCAAGATATTCCGCTCATCGAAATCTTGCCGAGTGAGGCGGTGTCTAATGAGTGAGGTCACAACATTTTGCTCGCTCTGGAAATTGGAAATCCCCGCGCAAGATACGCTCTTCCTGACCGACCATGATGAACGCATTCTTTATGATGGCCAGAGCTACCTCCCCAGCCATACGGCTGACCCAGCGCGCGCTAATATCCGCGCGGGATTGCCTGTCGATAGCGGCGGGATTCAAACCTACCTGATTGCGCCCAATCTGTCTGCGCAAGATATTCGAAACGGCATTTTGGACGGCGCGCAGCTCTCGCAATATCGGCATGATTGGCGCAGCGGCGAAACGCAGCTCTTGTCCAAAGGTCGCGTTGGCGAAGTCACTCTCTCCGGCGAGAATATCTCTATCGAATGGCTTGGACAGGCGAGCTTGCTTGACCGCAGCACAGGCCGCGTCTTTTCCCGCCAATGCGATGCGAGTTTCGGCGATATGCGCTGCGGGCTTAATCGAGCCGACTTCCCGGACGGTACAGTCTGCCCGCGCAGTTTCGCCGCCTGCCGCGACCAATTTGCGAATACAGTGAACTTCCGCGGCTTTCCCTATTTGCTCGGTGATGATGCGCTGGCGGCGGGACTGCGCGAAAATGATCCGCGTGATGGATCTTCGCGATTCAGATGAGCAACTCGCAAACGCGTGCGGCGATTTTGCGCTGCGCGGAGGACTGGCTCGACACGCCTTATCGCCATCAAGCCAGCGTCAAATATGTGGGCACGGATTGCCTCGGTCTTATTCGCGGCATTTGGCGAGAGCTTTATGGCCGCGAGCCCGAAGCCCCGCCCGCCTATACGCCTGATTGGGCGGAGGCCACTGGTG